TTTTTTTATTGATTATATCTGTTAATTCTTGAGGAGTAGGGCAAAAATTTGGAGTAGTAAACTTTTTTGATAATGCTTCTTTAGCATTAGATACTCCAAACTTTGCTATTAGTTTTAAAATTAAAGGTAATAAAGTAAACGTTAATGTAGTTAATAGATTATTTAATTTTTTTTGTTGTAACGTTTCAAAATTTGTTTTAGAAGCCGTAATAGCTTTTATAGAGGATTCTGGAAGTGTAGTTGTTTTGGCTATTTGTTGGTTTAAATCAATTTGTAAGGGAACTAATTCAATCACACCTAAATCAGATTTTACGTTATCATTTGAGTCAAATGGGAGGTTTGTGTATGTAGCAAAATTCTCTTTAGTAATAATTAAGTTAAATAAATCAGTATAACTTCCATTTATGATAAAATTCCCACTAGAATCACTATAAACAATATTGGAATTACCCTCAATTTTAGCTCCAGTGACGGGTTCATTATTGTAGGATATTTTCCCCTTTATATTATATGTTTTAGTATCTTCCATTAAGTAGTTTTAACTGTTTTAGATAATATTTCAGTTAAAGTAGTTTTAATATTAGTTAATTGAGATTTAACTGTGGATGAGGTAGTCATCATACCTCCATCAGGTGCCGCTAACCCACCAGGCCATAATTGTTGAACTTCTAAAACTCTTACTAGAGTAATCAATGATTCTAATACAACATCTAATTTATTATATAAAGTATCTCCCATTACACCACGCTCAACCGCATTACTATCTCCCAAAAATATATTACTAGATTGGATGATTGTTTTAGGTGCATCTATGTTTATAGATTTTATTGAGGATAAACTAACTGATTGTTGTCCGCTAATTAGTACATTATCTGTTTTAGCGTTTAGTATAATCCTAGTTGAATTAAGGATTATTTGAGGTGAGGTAAATGTTTTAGGGTCTGGGGCCGATCCGTTATATGATATTAAGTTAGGTTGAGATAAATTAAATGGTATCTTCTGGTTTGATGTTAAGTAGATGGATGCTAAATCATTATTAATATTTTCTGTGATAGGGATCCATCCTTCATCAGTTGAGTTAGTTGGTTGGCCATTTCTTAATATAGTAATAGGGTCACCATTATTTCCTCCTTCAGACCAATTATTTTTATATTTACTTTGTGATTTTGAAGTAGAACCAAAACGTAAACTATTACCATATCTTCCCTCATATATTATATCCCCCATAAAGGGCATTAATGGGTGAATATTTGATTTTTCTACAAAAGAATTTTGACTTGGGTTTATAGGACTATTTAAATTTATCTCAGTACTTCCATCTGTAATTCTTCTTACCATGCCTCCTTCAACTTGTTGGTAATCTTGTTGTTGGGAATCAGGAAGTAAAGTATTAGTAAGTAAATTTGGATAAGCGTTATGGTGAGGATTATTCCATATTCCTAAAGGAGGAAAATAAAAATATGAGGTAGATGAATTTAATTTACCTGTTTGATTATTGGGGGATTTAATTAATGTTACTATTTCATTAATTAAAGGATATATTTTAATATTAGGTATAAGAGGAAGTGCAAAAGAAGAATTATTTAATATATTATTTTTAGTTCCTGTAGAATTAACTACTTCAAAAAATATAGCTCCTATTCCATTTTCTTTTCCAACCTGATCAAAATAGCTATGGTTTTCATTTAATACTATATCTATTACTCTAGCTGATATAATTTGGGTTTGAATAGAATCTATTTGGTTTTGTAAAGAAAATTGGTTTTGGCCATGTACAGTTGTACCTTTAGTTGAATTAGCTATACCAGTTCTATTAATCATTCTTTATTATGATTAAAGTTTTTAACTTCAGCTAATAATTGTGCTTTTTCCTCTTCAGTCATTCCAAAATCAGCAGTATCTGATGATTCTGATGAGAGAGCGCGTTGAACGATAGTGGCCATTTTAATAAGTTGTTCATCGTTTCTAATCCCCAACTCCATATATTCTTTAATTAATGGAACTATCAAAGTAGCATCCCCTATATCATTAATTAAGGGTTTAAGTTCGTTGATAAGAGCAGAAATTTGTTCTTCTTTTTTCTTTTGATTTTGATAAATTTCTTGAAAAATATCGGATAATTTTTTCTTACCAAATATATTTTTATCTAAAGTACTCATATGAAGATTTTGTTATAAATGTTTTTATATATCTGTCTTTACTAGCAATACTCCATCCTCACTACCTTCATATTCAGATAAATCTGCAGCTTTAATCATTTGGTATCCAGAAATACCTTTTGATAAAGCAGCATATAACATATTTTTTTGTTGATCCGTTCCTTTTTCTCCTGTTTTATTAGCCCCAGTCATGTATATAACAAAAGGTTTATTATCTTTAATGTACTCTAAAACTATATTTTTAACAGTTTTTAAAATAGGAAAAAAAACTTTTAAATTTGTTTTAAATAATTGATCATCCTCACCATCTAAAGTATAGGATATTGAGATAAATTGGGAATAAGATGTGGAATATGAGTATTTTTTTTCTATTTTTTCCATTTGGGTTTTAAAATATTTTTTATCTTGAGGTGTAAATGGCTCCCACACTCCTAAAGCTTCCATATAGTTAGATGCAGGAGTATCAAAATAAACTTCTCCTTCAATTTCTTGATCATCTAATAAAAATGTAAAACTATATAAGGCTTGATTTATTTTTTTATAAGGATAAGATTTTATATTTGTTAAATCTAATATTTCACTTAATATATCTATTAATTTCATTATAATTTATTTTTTTGTTATAAATATCTTGCAGTACATTTTTTAAAATCTAGATAGTCATTTTCTAAATAAAATACGTAATTTCTTTTAAATATGTCTTGTAAAACAGTTACTATTTTAGTAATTTTTGGAGTTTTTACATCTATCATTTCGTGTATATAAATGTAAAGTGCTTTTTTATTAAAAATATCTATACCATCTCTTTTACGAAATAATTCTAGAACTGCATCTGCAATTTGAGCATCATTACCCTTTGGGAAAATAGTATAAATGTTTTCTGAAGTAAAGTCAACATAGTTGTCTATAAAAGTAGATAGCTTGTCTTTGCTAGGACCACCATCTAATGTATAAGAATGATTTTCATCCTTTTCAAGATCTTCAACAGATGATTTTTGAATTTTTTTCTTATAATTTTTGTCATTATATAAAATAAGCCATCGTTTTACAATAGTTCCAAAATAAGAATATGCCTTAGCACCATTCTCTGGGTTGAAGAGGTGGATTTTGGAAAGTAAGAATATTATAATCTCATGTTGGAGGTGTTCTAAATCTTCCACTTCAGTGTGGTAGAATTTAAAAGTATGGATTATGTTTTGAGTTAATTTAAAGAAAGCATAATGGATTTCTTCCTCATATATCTTATTTTTTTCGGACGGAATAGAAGTGCTATTGTATCTAACAATAGCATCTTCTGTTTCTTGGGTAAAATATTTTCTTTTTTCCCTCACTTTTTTTATTATCATCATTGGATTCGAATCACCTTAAAATCATTTAATATATCTTGTATTTGTTGTATAGATTCAAAAAAGAAACCAACTTCATCATCTGATTTAAAAGTTCCATTTCTGTCTAATTCTTTTAGTTTTTTATCTGAAATTTCAATGGCACGGGAAAGTCTATCAAGATACTCCATATATGAAACAAGAACGTCTTCTGCTTTTTCTTGCTTACGCATGAGGTTAAACGTTGCAACTCCAAAAAATACAACTAATAAACCTAAAACAATTATTATAATATAAAGTATCATATGTTATTTAATAAATTTTTTAAACCATTACTTTTAATCGAACCCAATGCTTTATCTTTGGTTGGGGTTTTCTTTACATTACTTGGTTTATTCCCCAATATAAAATTCCCTTTTCCATTATCCACGGATTTTTCACCACTAAATTTAGGTAACCATTCACGTTCAAACTCAATACGAGCGGCCATTAAATCGGCCTGGTGTAAGATAAAAGGTAATGATGTTCTTGGTTTTTGTTCGGGCATAAAATTCTTTAAATACTTGTTATTTGCCTCATCATATAAACCATCATGGGTTTGGATAGCTAACATTTCATTAAATGTATACTGGATACCGTGTGATTGGAGTAGGAATAAACCTCTATCGGGAACCGAAGCAAATGGGATTTTAGTATTAAACATATAATCCTCACCTAACTTTTCACGTCTCCAATTATCTGTCTGGGGTATATAGGAATCTTGTTCTTCATCTCCCATTTTACCTAGGTCATGGTTTAGGGCTGAGAATATTAGTTCTTCGGTAGTAAAAGTAGAGACATCTGCTCCCTCTTCTTTCCAAAGATCATATTGTTTAAGAGAACATCTAATAACTCTTAAAACATGCTCTACATACCCTCCAGGGAAAGCATTATGGTATTCTTTTTTATGCGCGGCAGGCATTAAAGCTATACGTTCTTGATAGGTTGAATAAAATTCTAATAATTTTTCTTTACGAGGTTCAGAAATATATTCATTGATATACTCCATTAATTGACCCCAATTCTCTTGGATTTGTTCAGCTGTTAGATTCATAACTTTTATTTATTTTAATTAATTTTCTCGTTCAATAATAGATTGTAGATCAGTTATAAGTTCATTTAAGTCTCTTAAAGAATTTACTCTTTCTTCGGAACTACCTCTATTAATAATAAATTCTAATTGTTTTAAACGTCCTTGAATCGTTTCAAGACGTCGCAATGCTAACTCTTTATTTCTCATTTGATTTATATATAACCGGGACAACATTATCCCACGTTTATCTAACTTTATTTCTCATATATCTAGGGTTTAAAAACCCGTATGATCAATATACAAAACCTATTTTACCCCCTCCAAATAATTTTCAACAAAATCTTGAATTTTTTTTAAGAATGCACA